TACATCAGTACCACTTTTATGTGCACTATTATTACCTGTTGCCACTTCAAGTGTAACTGTAGATTTTAATACTCTTACATCATCTGTAGTTTGTTGATTAATATCATAGATATTATATCTTCTATTTACGTACTGGTCAACGGCTTTATTAAAGAAGTAGTTAAAGTCTTCAAGCAATAGATTAGGTGCTTGTGCCTTGTTTAATTCAATTAAAACAGCTTCATAAACTTGTCTTGCCGTCATTGTGTATAAACTTTAATAGTTTATTTTGCCTTATCTTTTCCCTGAGGTTCATCTATTTCTTCAGGGTATAAATGTGGATAAGTATCTTTCTTTATGAGTTCTAATATTTTTTTATTCTTTGGATTTTTCATCCAAGTAATAGCAGCATCATCTGTACCTCCAAGAATTTTATCACTGTACCAATACATCTTGTCCCTTACAAAGATGATTCCTGCTTCACGAGCATCAACAAGAAGAATACGTAAAGTAAGATCTCCTCCTGTGTATAGCTTAATAATCTTATCTGGATCTTTCTCGGCTATTTGTAATAGATAATCTTCAACATCTGCATCTGATTGACCAGACATCTTTTTACCTAGAATCTTAGCCATTGTAAGTCTTCCGTCAACTCCATTATCATCATTAATAATAAAGTCGGAAGCTTGTAATACCTTCTTTTTCTTAGAAACTCTTAATCTAGTTTCTTCTCCAGGTCTATCTACGTAAAGTTCAGCAATACCATAACGAGGCTTTTTAGCTTTCCAATCCATTGTACCATCAATAAGATAGTTACCATTAGAATCTTTAGCCCATCTTTCAGGTGCTATAAGTGGACAATTTTTTATAGCTTCCCATTGAGCTGCTTGAATTTCATCATCAAGATTAAATACAGTTCCATCTTCGACTATAAGTTGTTCACCTTCCTTTACGAAATATTTACCGCTATTTCTTTCGGCGTCAGTAAGAATTAAATCTCCTAAAGAGTTAGTTGCTTTTACACAGTCGGGGTATCTCCCAGTTTTTGGATCTTTACATGGTTGTATGTAATATTTTATTCCTACCTTACCATAAACACTACGTAATACTATGTAGTTTTCTTTTGCCATACTCATATTATCATTGAATAAATTAATATTAAAAATATGGAAGAGGAGGATTTCGGCTCCTCTTCCCTTATCTATAATTATTTAAAATCAAACCTCTCTAAGAATGAAGCTTCTGTATGGGTTAAATACACCAACACCAGAATAACCCCAGTTGATAACCTTAGAAGCAGCAACAGGAGAAGAAACTTCACCTGAGCTTAAACCATTACGTCCACCTACACCAAGGTATTTGTTAGTAATGAAGTCACCACCCTTTAATGTGAACATTTGGATTGGTGGTTCAGCTTCTGTAGCATCAGCAGTTAAATCTAAGCATAAGCAATAAGCCTTTTGGAATCCATATTCTCTAGAGAATGTTCTATCAACCTTAAAGGTAATTTGGTTACCACCATATTCATAAGAATCAAATGTAGCACCAACCTTAATGTAGTCGTTAGCTTGTTTACTGTAGATATATGTTCCTTCAGTCTTATATTTAGCTAAGAAGTCACCAAGAACTGTTTGTATAAGTGTCCACATTCTTTCATTGCAGATGAACATGTACTTGTTGCCAGTTGGTTTCTTAGCTTTCTCGTTCATAGTAGCAATTACTACATTGAATACATCAATAGTAAGTTTAACGAATGCATACTTAGAAGCGAATCTCTCTACTTGTGGGATAATACCATCACCAATATAGATAGGACGACCAGTATCTGGGTCAGAAATAGTTGGTTTTCCGTTAACATCGACGTTAGTCTTGTTGAAAAGTAAACCATTATTTCTTACATAGAGGAAGTTATCAAGAAGATTCTTCTCTAATTTGTCCATTCTATAAATAGTTTCAGTAAGATTACCTTGTCCCTTACCTTCACCAATAGCAATGAATTTATCTTCAAATGCAGCATATTGAGCAGAATAGCTATCATCAACACGGTGAGTTGTGATGTAGTTTCTGTGTTTCTCAATATTAGATTGATATTTTACATACACTTTTGTTAGTCAATATGTTACCATATTGGTCAGACTATATCTTAATCTAAATACTTAAATATAAATCCTTTACAATGTTCTCGTTTTCCCTGTGCTACAAGTTTAGCATTTTTATAACCAGCTTTAACACAGTCAGTCATTGTATCAAAGGTTTCAAGTAGTTTTCCCTCGTCATTAAATCTTCCTACTTTACCTCCTATATAAGGCTTATCAACTGTTCCCATTTTTCTACATTTAAGTTTCTTCATAAATGGAACTTTTTCATAAGAAAATTGATGTCCTAGAAATTGATGTCCTTCTTTTATAGCTCTTGGAAGATGCCCTGCACCAGTAGCAGAAGGATTTAAAAATCTTCCAGCAGAATTTACACTATCAAATTCTCTTTCAAAATTTCCATTTAAATCATACATGTAAACTTTCTTACGTGGATTAGCACAATCTGGAAGTCTTCCTCCAAGTGCTAGATTATAAACATCTTCACGTTTTAAAAAGTCTTCATTAACAATTTCTTCTTCCATTTTATAAGCATCTTCCTCTTTATCAAATATTTTAAGAGTAGTTCTTATAAAACTTTTAATTCCATATTTCTTTACTGCATATTGAAATGGTGTTTTAGGATTTAAATATGTAGCAGGTCTATAAATACTTACTCCATTTCCTATATAACCATCAAATTCATCAGGAGTTTCTGTACCATGAACTCCAACATATATCTTATTATTTACTTTATTAACAGTTTGATAAACAATATATTTCATAATTTATTTAAGTTTTAGATTTATTCCATTTCGGAGTTTATTTCTCCTACGTCCATTCGGACTAGTCGTTGAGCCTTCCTTAGTACTTCTCATAGAGCTTGTAATATCTAAGGCTTGGTTGCTGATTGACCCTATGGGTGTTCCAGCAATTAAGAATATTTATTTAATTTTACACTGCAAATTAAGCAGCGGAGGAGAGCTATGTAAAAGTTTGAAATAGAACTTCATATAAAGTGTTCAAACCCTCCTCGTGCATTTCAGGCATAGCATTGCTCTGGAATCTTGTAGTCATACCAATTTGACATCCACTTAAATCAAGAACTGACTTATAGTCATTGTCAATAAGTCTAACTGTTACTTCCCAGTAATCGTCAGCCTTACGAACAGGTCTTGCAACAACAAAACATTGCTGACCAGTTTCGTCAATCTTAAAGATGTCATATTTCTCATAGTATCTTTCTTTGAAAGCCATTACGATTTCAGAACCATCAGCACCATCTTGCTCAGGAACTGCTGCGAATTCAACTCTCTTAATATAATTGGTTTCTACTTCCCACTCAAAATACATAGCATCAATTGATTGATACTTGTTACCTTGTTTTCTATCTTGATAGAAAATATTTCTTAAAGATTCTGTTAAGTAAGAAGCAGTTAATTCAGGATAAAGTCTAGAAACAACACCTAACTTATAAGGTTGTGTACCAAGGAATTTATAGAAATCCTCGTATGTACGTGTTTCAGACATTGTAGATCTGTTAGTTACAAAATTAGCTACAATCATAATAAAATCTTATTTTTAAAAATGGTTAATTAAAAGTCTAAATCATCAATAGAAGAAACATTCTTCTTATCCTCCGTTTGTTTTGTGGGCGGAGGTGTTACAACAACGTGTCCTGGCTAAACTCCTTTCTTTCCATCTTCTAGACCTTTATTATATGCTTCTTGTTTAGCCTTTTTAAGTGAATTTTGATACATTGTTGTTATATCGTTTACCATTTGTTCCCCATTTAAAGCATACCAAGCCATTAATACTAATGACTCAGGATCATTGAGAACCTTACCTAAGTTACTTACTCCAGCTTCATCTCTCCCTAAAATAAATTCAGCTAATTGCTCTTTGTCATCTTGTTCTAACTCTACATCTAAACCTCCTATAGTGTCTAGGTTGTCTATCTGTGCTACGATAACATTAGCAAATCTCTAATATTGTTCCTCTTGCTATTGTTGAGCAAGAACTTCTTGTTGCTGTCTATTTTGGTCTTCTAGATCTTTATATTCTTTACGAATACCTTCCATCTATTTCTTGAAGAGAGCCTCATCTTGTTTTGCACTTTCTAGAGATTTAGCTAACTGTTCTTCAGTTATGTCTTCAACTCTAGCTTGTAAATCTAATACATACAAGTCATCATCAGTAAGTTCATCTACGGTATAGGCAGGTTCCTGTACTTGAGTACTTTGTAATTGCTGTAAATACTATCCAGGAGTTAAGTTATTACTTCTTAACATATTTAGGAATTGTATTTCTTCATCTGTCAAATCGGTTTCATCATTATCTTGTCCAGAAGGAGCTGTAGTAGAACTTCTTAATATATTAAGTTGTTCATCACGACTAAGCGTACTCCAGTCTCTTTCTTGAATTTCATCATTATCTCCTTCAAATTTTATCTTTGAAGGGTCAGTTATTCCTTTTTCTTTAAGTAATTGTGTTATTATATCATCTTCTCCTTCTCCATCATTATTAGATGGGGGTGTATCTACACCTCCTGCTGGAGGAGGAGTATTAGTATCTTCTGGTTTTGTAGGTTCCTAATTTGCAGGTTCCTGTGGTGGCTCTTCGTCACCATTAGAGGGATTAGTAATAACCTCTTCCTCGTAAAAGTCCAAATCATCAATACCTATTGCCATAATTCATATTTGTTATAGTACAGCTCAAATATAAATAGAAAAGTCTGTATTCAAAATACTAGCATCTACATTTGTAACTTTTATATAAAATAAGTTAATAAATGCAAAATTTTTATAGTTAAGCACTATACTTTAAGTCATTAAGCCTATTAAGCCACCCTTTTAAAAACTTTTTATTGCTTGGAGTAGAGTTTGCAATAGAAATAAAATGCTATTTACGCCTCTACCATAGTTTATCAAATAGCTCTTTTTGGTTAGGATAATTATTTATTGTCTAAAGTGTTTTAGGGCCGACTATTCCATCATCAACTACACCAAGAACTCTCTACGGAAATTTAATTCCATATACTCCACTTGTCCATACCCAATCTACTAAAAGATTAGCTATAGACTAATTATTTATGTTATCTGCTTTCCATCTATCCCAGTACATTGTTTTTAGGATATCCTCCCAATCTTCTTGGCTTATTGCTTTAAGTGTGGTTTGAGTAGGTTTTGGTTTTCCTTTTTTTGCACAATATGCTGTATATACAGCAAGTGTAACTCCTTTCATTGTCGGACCTCCTTTATCATTAGGGTCATTTGACCATCCACCTTCCCATTTAAGTATGTGTGGTATCACTTTCTTTATATTCGCCATATCCTTTTAATTTTAGAATAAGTTCAATCATCGATAATGGAATCTACTTTTGTTTATCTAGAATATCTATTTGGTTCATTATTATTTTATACTGATCTTTAGATATATTAATCTCTTTATTAGGATCTTTATTGGTATCCCATTTAATAGACTCACTTGTTTCTATATAATTTATCTATCCTTTTTCTTCATCACTTAGCTTTAATTCTCTAGCTAAATCATACACATCAACCATCTCTGAGACACTTCCCTAAGTGGGAAGTATCTATATCAAAGATAGTCTTTCTTTAATTGTTAGTTGCATAGCTTTCATATTTCCAAAAATCCTTATATTGACTTGGATTAGTAGCGTATTCTAAAGATCCTAAGAATGTTAATATTCCTACATTCTTATTTGTGAGCTCTATATATGGACCTTGAGTATAATTTCCTCCTATAGTTGCTGCTATCCATTCTTCCTATAATGTATTCTAAGATACTCCATTTTCAATTGTAGAAGTATATTTCCCTATGTATATACGATATTTCGTAGTTGGTCCACTAGAAGTTTGCTTACCATCTGTGGTAATGATATAAGAGCATCCTATATATAGATCTGATGGATGTATAACTCTTATCCAAGTATATTCATTTGTCTATCCTCCAACTCTATCCTAACATAGGTGTATTGTTCTTACATACTTTTCTATTGTAGCTTCATCGGGCTAATTAGAACTACTTAATTCAGGAGCAGTACTGTAGAAGGTTCTTAGTATAATATCCTGCATAGTACCTCTTATCATATACGATAGTCTAGTACCAATAGCTAAATTATTAGATGCAATACTTCTTAAATCAGAACCATT